ATTACACCGGCTCAAGTCACCGTCACGCCCGTAAGCGTTCTGCCGGCACCGAAAAACATCATCCTAACCTAAACAGACCACATCGAGCAGGGGCTTACCGTTGCCACCATGAATGCTTCCTGGGACAGGGTGGATGGTGCTATCCGGTACCAGGCGCAGTGGCGCAAGGATAATGGCGACTGGATAAACGTTCCGGTGAGTAGCGCACAGGGTTTCTCTGTGCAGGGAATTTATTCCGGAAGTTATGATGTGCGCGTACGGGCCCTGAACGCCCAGGAAAGCTCTTCCCCCTGGGGCTATGCCGATACTACCCATCTCACCGGGAAAGCGGGCCGCCCCGGTACGCCAGAGAATTTGCTCGCATCCGACAACGTGATATGGAATATCGATCTTACCTGGTCCTTCCCTGATGGTTCAGGTGATACGGCATATACGGAAATACAAAGATCCACAACGGATGACAAGGCTAACCCCCTGTTACTGGCGCTGGTACCGTACCCGGCGACACATTACCAGCATGGGCCAATGCGGGCGGGCGTCAGTCAGTGGTACCGTGCGCGCCTTGTTGATCGGATTGGTAACCAATCAGACTGGACATACTGGGTGCGAGGCATGTCCAGCGATCAGGCCAGCGATTATCTGGATGCCATCAAAGACGAGGTGCTGAGCGCAGAGGATGGCAAAGCATTAACGGAGCAACGGAACCGCAAATATGTACTCGCCGTTCGCTATCGTCGGCGGCCAGGTCTTCCTGAACAGTGCATTCATCCAGGATGGAACGATCACAAGCGCCATGATTGCAGGCTATATCCAGTCAAATAACTACGTTTCCGGCTCGGTTGGCTGGCGACTGGATAAAGGGGGCGTTTTCGAAAACAACGGATCGGTGGCGGGACAAGGGTCGATGCGGCAGACCAACCAGAAAATTTCAGTGAAGGACTCAAACGGCGTTTTGCGGGTCCAGATCGGTTATCTCGACGGAGTATTCTGATGGCATTTGGTGTTCAGACATGGGACGCCGCAGGGCGTCCTAACAACTACGGGATCAAGCCAGTCTCAGTGCTTGGAACAATCCCGCTGGCTTCCGGACAAACTTCCGGTAGCTGGTCTTATACGGTGCCTGCGGGGATGAAAGTTGGCTTTGTAATATCGCTTGATGCTGGCGGCACGACTGTTGGCCGTCACATTGAGGCATCCGGGAACACCATCACCGTATCGCCAGCGTCAGCGATAGGGATTGGCAACTATGCCGCGTCCCAGTGTGAGCTTATCGTGTTTATGGAGAGGGCATAATGGCTTACGGTGCAATGATCTCTCTGGAAAATGGGAACCCCTTTGTCACCCCGCAATCAACGCCGTTTTGCCTGTATCAGCGGGTTGAGGTTGGCTCGTCGGCTTCCGGCGCTGCTCAGGTAGCAAACATTGATATTCCGATTGACCCGAGCTATCCGGCGATAGTGTTTTGCAAGACATCCAACTACGCCACCGTTTCCGCCACTCGCGTCGGCGGAGTTATCCGGGCAGGGTCCGGGAGTCCGAACGGTTACGCGCACACGCTGACCGTTTATGTGTTTGCCATCTTCCCGCAAACAAAGCCCGCCTGGGGTTTGGCGGTGTGGGATGCGCAAGGAAAGCTGGTGCTGACGAATGAAAGCCGGGTACTTAGCGATCTGGTGACCATAGGGACTGTCGGCGCTGGCGGGGGCATTAACATCGATCAAACGCTGAATGGTTCTTATGCCGTCGCCCCAACG